ATGTGCTTCATTCTTGAAATAAGGATATTTCTTATTTCAACTTTATGGGTTTTTTTGAGTTAACTATCTCGGTCACTGTAATTTCTGTGCGTGGTTGGGTTGAGTATATTTTTCGTGCTTCTATAAAACATATCTGTGCATCATCGTGCCATAAGAGACCAGTAGCGGCATCCTCATAAAACTTAATCATGTTTGATGTATCTGGCTTTATGGCGTGGTACATACCATCTGTATCATTTCGTCGCTTATTTGACCAGCTTGGTGGCAATGGCATGAAGAAGGTGATATCTAGCTTAAGTGGTCCTTTAGGTGGAACCACATTTATATCAAGTCGTGTTTTCTGTTTTTGTAGGCGCAGTTCATAAAATATATCTTCCTTGATTTCTTTCTGCATATCATAGCGTATGCCTAGTGATGTTTGACCAGGACGTTTCCATGCAATAGGGATTCCGTTAATTATAAACGTTTTACTCATTTACTTCTCCTGGCAAAGATACAGTGAGGGAATAAACGGTTTTATGTTGCGCGATTGAGCGCGTAATGGGATAGGTTTGTAGTAAAAAGGCCTTCATCCATTCTCCTTAATGAATAGTCTGGGCACATTCCTCTTCTAAAAGCATAAGCTGTTGTGTGGAAAAAGCCACTGTCTCCTTCATTGCCTTGATAGTTTCTTCCCTTAAAAATGCAGGTATTGTCGATGGGTCTTGCAGGCATCGTTGAGCGTCTTGAATATCTTTCTTAAGCCTTGTCATGCGTACAGCCAGAGAATCAACTGGCTTTGATTTATATTCATCGTAGGGAGAAAAGCCTATGTTCTTGGTACGAGCCGGCGGGGCAGCCACGAACGGCCGCGGAAGCTCATTATGTTTTATTGCTTCTAAACCAAGTATCTGACATACCTCAAAGTAAAATACCCAATCCTGAGATAAATTATGCTGAGTACAATAAGCTCTACAAAGGGTAACGAAGTACCCAAAGCGATCCACTATTGGTTCTCTTTTAAGTCTATTTCCTTCAGCGATATCCCTCATCGCTTGGTATGCTTCCTGTAACGCTTCGTCAGGGAATGCTATGAGCTTTAATCGTTCTCTTTCATCAAGATCAAGAAGCTTGATAATCTTTTCCATCAAAGGGGTAATGAGATGAGGTTTGATTCTTTCAGATTCAAGTAATTCTTTGATGTTAGGTTTACTTTTATTATCCCTAACCCATTGCTTCTGTATCTCACTCAACATAGAGATACCCCTTCTTATACCATCTCTTCTATTTCTTTCTTCTTCACTAAAACCAATCCCATCTCGCGCGCGTATGCGCGTAACAATGGGTTTATTTAAATAATAATTAATATTAATATTCTTATTCTGTGTGACACGATTGTCACGAAGCGCTAGAAGGTTCATTTCGAGGGGCAATGGACTTTTTTTTTTAACGAATTTGCCGTATCTTCTTCTCATGTATATTTGATGATCATCAAGACTTTTTCCCCACAACTGTGGAGAATCTTCAGAAGTTATTTTTAAAATATATTCATTGGGAGACCAACGAGTATGTTGTAATTTTACTACAAAGCCCCATTGTACAAATTTCTTAGTCCATCTTTTAACAGTACGTGTACTGCATCCAACCTTTTTTGCTATTGTTTCATTCTTGATGCATATCCAATCAAGATTTCTTTTTTTATATATTTCTTTAAATATTTCCCATCCCATGCCACTTTTGGGAAGTTTATCTATTTTTATTAGGCTTTTTTGGGAATTTGTAGATTGATTTATTTCTGATGTGCTGTACATTACTTATATCTTTTTGATTTTAATGGCCTTAGTTACTTAACGGTTCATTGATTTCTTAGGGTTTTTCTCTTCGTCTCAGTACCCAGCAGCAATAGGATAAGAGTGAAGGAAAAGTGTTAAACAAATGGCTCCCGTAATTGGGGGCCGTTTGTGTTTTTATGGATTCTTCGCGTAGATTACAGATTTATATTGAACTGTAAAGTAGATCTTCATATTCTTTAATTCTTCTATCTAATTCTTTAATGTGTAATGGTGCTTCATTAGTTATATAGTTTATGTGCCAATCTCTGTCTTCTTTTTTCAAGTTATCCCAGTCTTTTTTAAATTCATTTTCATCTGCATACCATGTATAACCACCTTCTTTATTAATAATACCTGTGTGGTCTGGCTTCATAACCTGATAATTTCTATTTCTATAATCAATCAATCTACATAAACAATAACATCCACCATTATCACGAATTTCACAATTCATTCTAACGCATTCAATATCACAACAAGGCTTATATTTCATAGCGGCTATTTCTCTGTTGTGAATGGTTCAAAAGGACCACCATATTTACACAGTTCGCATATAAAGGACTCAAAGGGATGTTTTTTAGCCCATTGATCATAATGATTTGATATATATATATTGTATTCAGAATCATTATATATAAGGTTGTTTTCTCTATGTACAAGTTTATAGCGCCATATCTGTCCCCAAGCTAAGCTTAATAGGCCAGTATTTTTAATCATTTTATAATCTCTACCATGATGTTTACGCATTGATGCTAGAAATTGCTTATATCGCTGTGCTGCTTTACCTGTGGCAATAGTAAGACGAGATATCATTTACAAATTTCCTTCCATCTTGTTTAAACCAGCTCAATTTATATCCTTTTTATTACTTTTCATCTTTTCAGCCAATTCTAAAGTAGACATTCCATGTATATGTTTGAATATATTATCAGCATCATCAAGCAGATCTTCCATGCTTGTAGAAATTGGATCCAACTTATTTTCTATAAAATCAATTGCCCATTGCTCTCTGTTTTCATCAGTTACATCTCTAATATCTACACCTTGTGATAAAAGCATTCTAGCTCTATTGGCTATGTAAATAGTATGACTCAATAATACATTTCTTAGATTTAACTTATCGAATACATAGCTCTTATTCTTGTTTTTCATTTATCTTCCTTTATTCCAGCCCTGGGGTATGGGATACCAAGCTTTAACAGCCATTCCATTAGGAGCCAACCAATTCTTCTCCATGCTCATGGTATATGGTATAAGCCATGTACCACCATTATTTATAACTACATATTGACCATCTTCTTGTGGGTAGCATTCAGATGTATAGAGATAATCTACATTAAGTCTATTGGTTACATTCTTTATTTTTTGTTCATTAATCCAAGCACTAAAGAATGGGTGATTTAAATAGAATTCTTCACATTCATAAGCATTCATAGGCTCAAAAGTAGGAAGATCTCCATCTTTATAGGGCATCCATGCTCTAATTGTTTTGCAGTGATTGGGAGTGGTAAACCAATCTATTTCATTTTCTTCAAATGAACGTGGATATTTCTCGTGAAAATGATGAACTTCATTTGCATAGCCCTTATAGTGAATTTCATAAACGTTTATGAAAAGACCTCTACTACCAGCTTGTGCCAGAAAAATGTCAGCATGAGGTAGTGTTGTTTTATCGTTATAAAAATAGGCGTCACTATTCTTCAGGCACCATACTATCTGCTTGTCCAAGGGCAATTGTTCCTTTGGATTTATCCATTTCATATAGTTTCCTTTGTTTTGATTCTGCATCAATCTGTCCAATCCCATAAGCTATATATACAGAGACGGTATATATAAACAACGCTCCCCATGTGATATTATTTCTTCTGTGTCTTGGAGTGCTGCTATTTGAATCTGAAGAAACATTATCTACATTTATAATTCTTATGAACTTTGGATGATTGCTTGGTGATTCAACAGCAACCAATTTGGCATTAGACGAACAAAAAGAAGCTGAAGCATTAAGTAGCATTGCCACCATCATAATCTTATTCATAAGAAGCCCCTTGTGGTTATAGAGTAGTTACCTCGACTTCTTTATTCTTAGCAGTATATCCCTGGCTTTGGCAACCATTTCATTTTCGATTAACCAGACGAGCACTATGAATTATTATTGGTTTACTTTCTCGAAGAATTACATTTCCAATATCTATTGCTATCAAATAACCAAGAAAAAAGAGTGCCATAGAAAAAAGAATAAACATTGTTATTGTCAAAAATAGTTTAGCATTCAATATTTTCTTTCGTTTAAGGCCTCAACGTATACACTATTTTCCATGGCATATAGAGATCTCTTTAATAAAGTCTTCTACGTAGCTAGGCCTATAGTATTTTTTCATTTCATCAAAGGCCTCTCTTGATACATCGCGCCATTCGGCAAACTCTTCATCTGAATCAGTCCATGGTTTACTGTCATCCCCTAAGAAACCAATTTGATCTCTATTCCATTTTTCAGTGAGTAGAAAAATCAATAAAAGATTGCAACAATTTCCTTCGTGTAAATACCCACTAATTTTTGGACCACAATTGCCAGCAGGACATTCAAGATATTGCTTTTTGCTTAAATTTGCCCAGGCATAATAAACTCCCATGTATTTAACTCCCCAAAGCATACATTCTTGTAGCAGCAAATGTTTGATATAATCTCATTGGTTATCTCCATCAAAATATTCAAGATCAAATATACCAGACTTCAACTTTGTCCCTTTTGGTGGCGCAGGAATCACGAACCATAACCAATAAAGATATGCCGCTTTAGAATAAAACTTCCATACACAAAAAAACACAGCCATAATTATCACCCCTATCTCAACGCATACACCTCCATTGCTACCTAGATTTTAATAAATCGGTACAATATTCTTTCGCTTCTTCAATAATCAAAAATCCATTTAAAAGCTTTTTTATTTCATCGTCTTGAATTTTTAATTGATTTGATAGGTGCTCGGTTGGTTCTTGGGTATATGCATTTTTTGTTTTATTAATTTGGGTATACCTATTACTAAACTCATCAATAAAGGCATCGATGCACGATTCAAAAACACGATAACTTTTTTCTAAGTCTTCTGGGTTATATTTGTTCATTCTGTTTCTTTCATTGTTTTAATCAAATAATTTATTATATAATCACATCCAATTTCTGTATTAAGTACTGTTTCTAAAAGAAGCGCCTTATCGTTATCTTTTTCATTATTTGGTATAACACGATAAAGTTTTTTTTCTTTTGTTTTTACCCTATCCTTACAATCATTAGGACAATCTATAAAAATATCATGTGTGAACGGCCCTTTATGCTGACAATTGTGGTTCATTCCCAAATGAAAATCACACCAACCAGCTCTCTTCTCGGGAATACAGTGAAAACAGTTCAAGTCATCCACATTTAACTCCTCAGCGCATACATTCTTGTAGCAGCAAATGGTGGTCTAGCAAGGGGTTGAACTTGTGGCTGTTGTACTTGGTTATGTTGCAAACGTCTATTTATTGCGTTTCTGTAGTATAAAGCGCTGCTCATCTCAATACAGTTTGTTCCCCAAAATAAACAACTTAAAGTAAAAGTAATGCATGATAATGCGGCCATATTATTCCTTATTTATTGGCGGTTCGGGTAAAATCATCCAGTTGGTTGGAGTTACCTGTTGGTCATCAAAAGTAAACCACTTTTTTGTTGCCAGAAAGAAGTTCGCCACTGTAACAATCTCCCTTTCTCCATCAACGACACAAACAATCTTCAGAGAATAATCTTCTGGGACAGAGTCCTTAACACTAATCCATTCCATCGGTTTGTTCTTTTAAATAATTCTTAAAATCACCAAAGCTTTTTATTCTTTCATTCTTTACAAATTCAATATGTTCTTTATATATTTTCTTTCCATTATTATCTAAGGCTTCTTCCACTAATTGCCAGCATAAAGCATCTAAGTTTGCTACAAGTCTCATCTTCATATCCATATCTATTGCTTTATCTTGTAAAAAACGAATAACATCTCGATACAATTTTTCATCGTCATTCATTTTCAACTCCTACGGTAAATACAAATTTTCCTTCATTAAGAGCTTTATTAGCAACCTTATTACAAAGTTCCCATGTTTCAGGGCATTCTTTTTTTATTTTATTCATAAGAGTTTTATTTATAAGATCTACTTTGAATATGTAATGCATAACAGCCGGTAGACAAGTTGGGTCTGTATTTATAGAGTTTAAATAGTCCACATATTCTTGTATGCCATCTATGGTAATCTTTTGATATTCTTTATGGTTCATCGTGTCTTTCTTTCATCAATCCATACTGGTGGCCTTGGTATAGAAATTCTAACTACTGGTGTTTCTCTTGGTGGTTCTTCAATGCTTGTTAGTTTTAATGTGAGTCCAGTAATACAAGTCATACCAGATAATGATATTAATAACGTAATAGCTGTTGCTGCTGCCATTGTTAATCCTCAAAATACTTAAAGTTAAAACTGTGCAGATCAGTACATTCTTTATCATGATCTGGTGATGCTAGATGAAGAACAAACAAGAACTTTTCTAACTCTTCTGCAGTTAATAAATGATTATGGTTTTCTATAGAAAATTCACCAGTCATTCCCCAGGAAACTTCTTTTACAATCCCAGCTAATTTAAGCTTGTCTACTATAGTTGATATATCTACTACATTATCTTTCATGTTGTGCCTTGCCATAACTATCCTTTTTTAATTCAACACGCTTTTTAATAATGTGATCTAGATATTTTTTATAATAAAGTTCAGAACTGTCATTTAATATTTGCTCTTTAATGCCTATTAATAGGGCATCAACATTTGCCATAAAGTGAAATTTGTCCTTAGAATCAATTTCTTTATTTAAAAGATAATTAGCTAATTGATCATATCTTTCTTCTGGTGTCATTTTTGCTTGATCTTTGTATACAAAACTGGCTTCTATTTTTCCTGATGGACTATGATCTTCACAATATGATTTTCTATAATCTATTCCCTGGTAATGCTCACCAGCATCTTTATCACAATGATCACATTTGATAACAGCACCCTTTGAATCAAATCCTTGAGCGTTCATACTAATCCTTTAATTTAAACCATTTAACCTCTGGTAGAACGCCACATTCGCATTCAAGCCATGTCTGACAATCTCCTCCAAAGACTGATTCGGCAATTCTAAGATTACTTACACAACCAATTTCTCCCTTGCGAGCCAAATCTTTCATACCATAGTTTTCAACTGGTATGTAATGATCCATTTTCTTTATATCTTGTAGTGCATCTTGAGGAAAGCAGCCCCACATGAAATGTCGATATCTCGATTCATTCTTAAAACATTCTGCATGGGTTGTTAATAAAATTCTTTGTATCTCATCAATCTGTTTTTTTGTTATTGTCATATGAAATTGAGACCTTATTATTATTACTATGTTCCATTCCTCGATAACCTAAAAACAATGCTTCAAATGTTTCCATTCCTCTTTCTATGCATTCTTCTTTAGAAGAATCCCTAAAAACCCAAAGGGGTATTTTTAGGGTTACATAGTCTTCTTCCCATTTAAGTTTTGTTGATTCACAGTTCAAACCCTCACATTCAAGACCAGTGCAATCAGGTATAATTTTTCTTTCTTTTTTCATTAGAATGGCATCTCTTCATCAAAACTATCAGAACTATCATTGGTAGTTGTAGCGGTTGATGGTATAGGTTCTGGTATAATTAATATCTCACACTTAAGAATCTGCTTTGTTCGCTCAATTTTGGTTGTAGGATCAACCCATTTCTCGGTGGCTAGTCTACCCTCAGCTACCACTAAAGATCCCTTCTTGAGCCTTTCATGTGCGTCCTTTGCTTGTTGATTCCATAAAGTACAATCAATAAAGCAAACTTCCTTCTTAACCTGTCCATCTTTTGATCTTGTTTCATGATTAGTTGCTATGGTTATCTTACAAGCAAATAGATTTGGTCTTACTTCCTTAAATTCAGGATCACGAGCCAATCTACCAGCCATTATTAATTTATTTATATTCATAGTTAATCCTTGATATCAAACAATTTTATAAGTTGCGAAGAATAATTTTCAGAAAATGATCCAAGAAAATTCTTTAAATATTTTGAAAAAGTAACCCTTCCACCTAAAGGCATTTCTCTAAGTGGCACAGAAAAAATGTTGTTGCTACTATCTTTTGTTATCCTACCAACTACCATTAATGAAAATCCGTCTTCTTTTTTAAAATATTCCCATGATAAAAACCAATGATTTTTATCATTGCCCCAACCACCATCGCAATATAATTCATGATTAAAATTGAGCCCACCACAAGTAAGTGATATTAATGCTTCTTCACATTCTTTGATTAAAAAATTCATTCTTTCTGTTTCTTCTATAAAAACTCTACGAAGCTCTTTTAAAGAATCTATCTCTTCTATGAATTCATCAGATCTTTGCATGTTAATCCTTATTGGTTTCAATAAACTTTTTCATCTTTTGTAGAGTCTTATATTGTATTGTTTGCTCGCTGTTTTCATTTAAAACTCTCTCTAAACACCCCCACGATATACCTATTTGTCGTGCTGCCTCAGATCGAGGCATGCCATTTCTTTGCATAATGGCTTTTATCGTAGATCTATATTCAATAAGATCATTCATTGAATCCTTTCTTGTTTAATAGTACAAATTTATATATAGTTAATACTTATTATACACAAAAGTCAACTATTGACTTAATTAATATATAGTTTAATATTGAATTAAGTAAGTTAGTTTAGTTAATAAGGGATACTATGGAAGATAAAAAATACAGTTTTGCCAATCAACCTGAGATGATAGATGAGTTTGTTTGTGAGATGTGCTTTGAATATCAAGCTGTAGAATATGATAAAATTAATGATAAAAGATATTGTCAAAGCTGTTGGTTCAAATATTCCATATAAGGAGAAATATGAAACTAATAAAGAAGTTGGTTGATGAATTGAATGAAGAGCTCACTAATAAATGGGGTGAGTATGTAAGACTTCATGAAGAGCTCCATAGTCATAAAGGTAAGCCAATATCAGAAACAGATCTTCCTGAGGTAAATAGACTGCTTAAAGATATACAGGAGATGTTTGCTGAGATATATCCAGCTTTACACTTCATAGCTACTCGTGAGAAGTTTGCTAATAATGCTGCTACCGAATACGGTAAATTCTTAAAAGATTTAGAACGAGCAAGTTCAGCACAAGAAGGACCTAACAATGCACTACACTAGAACTTTAAAGATTAAATTGATTAATTATGATTCATGGATCACCTATCCCATAAAATCAGTAGAACAAGGTGCTGCTCTTATTAATCTATTCTTATCTAATCCAGAACAACCATGGTGGATATTAAAGGGTCAAATTATAAGAAAAGATCAGGTTGTCTGTATTGATATTTATCCAGGTGGCCACGATGAGTAAAGCAATTCGTGAAAGAACATTACACCTTCAAGACCGTGAAGAACCATCCCGTGTTCGCATAAAGATAGTACCCAAGGATAAGCCAGAAGAATTACAACAATGTCCCCAATGCAATGAATTCACTCGTTATTCATGGAGACCATTGTGTTATACCTGTGATAGAAACCATTACGATAAGAGAAATAAATAGACTTATGATTAAACAAAATCACGATAAAATAAGAGAAAATTTATCGGAGGCCCTATTATTGGTTGTAAATTGCATACCATTATTAGATGGTGAAAAAGATAATTTATCAGAGAAGTTTCAATACGAAATTCGAGATTGTTCACATAATATAATAACTCTTATGAGTAAGATATCTGATCATTACTTACATGCTATGAGCAAGGAAAAGTAAATGAAATTGCCAAATTATCTTTATGGAGCATTTTTAATATCTGTTTATGTAGTTTTTCATCATATTGGATTAGGGTGGGCTGCCAATGTTGGATTGGTTGCCTCAATTCTTAACTATCTTCTTGATTGGTCTATTGAGATATCGTGGAGTTTAAAAAAGATTGCTATCTATACTGAAAATATATCTCTTGCGCTTTCAAAAATGGTATGTATAGAAGAAATGAAATTAAACAGAAAAAATAAGGAATAATATGCCACCAAATTCTCTTGAAACGGGTGTATGCCACGTATTAATATATGGATCATATGTCTGGTTAGCATTACAAGTTTTAGCTACTTTTATGGCTATATATTTTATGGGATGGGTTATTTCTAAATTTAAATAGGCAAACGCGTACTACATCCTATAGGTTACTAGGGTGTGATTGCTGGGCGTCTATTTTTTGATGGAATAAAAAACCACGCAATGGCTTCATGACTAGTTTATCTATAGGGTGTTAATTATAGGAGATTGTTATGAAATATAAAATTGTTTTTATACTGATTACTTTATTATCACTTCATACTATAGAATGTGTGACTTGGTATACCAATTTCGATCTTGCAAAGGGAATTGAAAACAGTGTTAGAGATATGCATAGAGGTATGAGATCAATGCATATTGATTTACTAAACTTGTCACAACAGCAAAATTTATCTATAAGAGAACTGCATCTTGATTTAATGAAGTCCTTAAACAAGCAGAATGAAATATTACTTCAAATTAGAGATGAGTTAAGATCTAAAGGAGATAAACGTAATGCCATGGGAAATGTTACAAAGAAACTCAGCACCAACAAAGTATGATCATCTTGCATATGGTACTGTGTGTAAATGCAAGACATCAACTATCGATGAATATGAGATCTATGTACAATCAAGTAAGTCTAAAGACAGTCCTCATTGGCATCTGGTAGGTACTTTCTCTGATCTTAATGAATCATTGATACGAGCAGAAGTAAAAAAGTGTCTTAAATTAAAAAATCCATAATAAAAAACCCACACCCATTAGGAAGTCTTAATAACTAATGGGGATGGGTTAAGCAGTAAAAAAACAGGAGTAATGAAGCCTATTTAGTAGTACAAAAATCTGGTGTTTTATCGTATGCATTCTCAGCAGATTCCTCTACGGTACAATCAATAAAATTATCAAGAAGAAGTTCTTCACTGGTTACCCAAATGCAGGCGCATAACATCACTAAAAACACTGAAAAGAATATTAAGTTTACTTTTGACATGCGTTCATCCTTGATTCAAGATCTATAATTCTTTGTTGAAGCTTTTTCATTTCATTAAGTAACAATACCGGTAAGTCATGATACATTACCGAATCTGGTTGCCCTTCATTATCATATACAACCAATTGAGGCATAACTTTTTGTACTTCTTCTGCTATCAACCCGTATGAATACTGTTTCGTTTGTCTTGATTTGAAATTGAACGTCTTTGGCTCTAGATTCATTATTGGTGAAGAGGCATCAGCCATTGGCTTAATGTTTTCTTTATAGCGCATAGAAGATGATACGGTACCAAGTTGTCCGGTGGATGATATAAGAACCGGAATGGCATCAGCCGCACCTGTTGTTATACCTCGTATACCCGCAATAAAACATTGATTTTGTTGGCCAGAGCCAGCTCCAGAAACACCTATTTTTATTACGTTTGATTCACCGTTGGTTCCAGAATTAGCTATTATAATATTGCTACTTTCTGCACCGGTATATGCATGGCCTGCTTGCACTCCAAGAGTTGTATTATTTGAACCAGTTAATAACTGATCCATACTCACTCTACCAACAGCTGTATTTGCTGTACCGGTAGTTAATTTATTTAGAGCCCCTTGACCAACAGCAACATTAAACGTAGAACCATTAGCTTGTTGCATTGCGGTAAAACCAATGGCTACGTTTGATCCACCGGTTGTTTCTGATTGAAGAGCACCACTTCCAAATGCTTCATTTGGGCCACCGGTTGTTATAGAAGAACATGCTAAATTACCAACAGCAGTTACTCCAGAAGCAGTAGTTACCGCGTGAAGAGAAGTGAATCCAACGGCAGTGTTAGTACCCGCACCGGTTAATGTTATATTTCCAGAAAGTTCACCAACAAATGTATTAGCCGTTCCTGGATTTGCATAGCAAGATGCTATGTAACACTTATTCTGTTGATCAGCGCTAGTACCATATGCACCAATACGAATTATATTTGCATCGGCAATTACTGCTGCATTTCCAATTATTATGTTATTGCTTTCACTTGAGGTCCATGTTGAAGCTGATAGGTGACCAATAATTATATTATTTGACCCAGTTGTTACTCCGGCAGTCGTAATACCATTTGTTCCTGTATTATTACCAAGCGCCGTATTATTTGACCCTGTCGTAAGATTACACAATCCGCATTGACCAACAGCCGTATTTCCATTTCCTGTGGTTGCATCCTCGCCACACGAGTCACCTAGATACGTATTGCTATTTCCTGTAGTAATCGATGAAGCAGCTACATAGCCCATTGAACAATTAGCAGCTCCGGTCGTAACATCATTAAGTGCTCCATTACCAAAACCGCAATTTCTGTTTCCAGAAGTAATATTTGGCATTGTTGAAGCACCATAAGCATAATTAAATAGACCAGTACAGGTAGTGTTACCTGATCCTGATCCCATAAAAATACTATTGAGAAAGAATGATATACGATTAGCGTTTGCAAACCGTATCATCTGATTAGTGGCAGCAACAAGATTGTTTCCAGCAAAGAATAGATCACCACTTGATAATGATATAGCATCAGAACCAGCTGCAATAGGGGTTAAATCACCGAGTATTATCGAATTGTTTATAGAGGTAGTTACGGTATTAAATGCACCAGAAGTATTTAAACCATGGCCACCAGAAACATTTAATATGCCACCAGCTGGTACCGCAGTACCACTATTAGTGACATACTCTGTTGCTAGAGTTCCATCAGTAAGAATAGTAACGGTATTTCCAGCACCAGTTGTTGTTATAGGAGAAGTTCCCAAAACATTAAGAACACCTACAAGTGGAACCGCTGTTCCAGCATTGGTTATGAATTCATTAGCACCATTGCCTGTCAATTCTATCCAGGTCGCAAGCATTCCTTTTGATGTTGAATTACCAGTAAGTGAAACTAAAATCCATGGCATATCGGTATCGGTATTCATCCATAAGTCACCAAGGCTTACATTTTGTGTATCATATTGGTTTGGATCACGGGTATTAAAGGTCCAATTTGGTGGTTGATTGGCATTTGTACCTAAATAAGAAGTTCCTTGTTTACCGCCTAATCTATTGCTCATACTTACTCCTAATTAAGTTGATAACCTTCAAACCATGTTAAGAATGGATTGGCTCCTGGTCCCGCTTGCCCACCAACAGTAGCGGATGTTGCAACAGCATTGTTTACATAGTTAACCGTTACCGTGTTGCCTGCAGTAAGTGGTAATATAATAACCACATCTACACCGGTATTAGTAGCAGCTACTGCAGCGTTTGAATTTGTAGCAAATGGAACACCATTAACCAATATTTGAACATCATCGGTTATACTTGCACTCGTAGCATCAATATGAGCATGTATATAATACAATTTACCACTTGTTGGAACCGTAAACGTATTACCAGCAAACACCGATCCTTGGTTTACTACAATAGTATCCCAGGTCACTTGTGACGACGTTGCCGCAGTGATTGTTTGATTACTTGTTTTGAACGCAAAGAACGCGCAACCATTTGCTGGCGGCGTTGGCACCGCTGCCGATCCCATCTGTCCTGTGCTAGTATCAATAGTAACCATATTTGTATTAGAGACAGTAACACCGGCTATCCCCTGAATAAAGGCTTGAGCAAGATTACCTTGTCCAGCACCAGTTCCAGATCCAATTCTAAGTGTATTGTTTTCAGAAGCTGTTCCACCAACCGCAGAACCTATAAGAATATTAGAAGATTCAGTTCCAACATAATTGGTTCCTGCTGTATATCCTATAGCAACGTTATCTGAACCATTTCCTTGGTCTAGAGTATTATTTCCAAGACAACAATTCCTATGGCCAGAACTTAATATATTTAAAGAACTTGTCCCAACGGCACTATTTGCAAAACCATTCGTTTGATTCTGTAATGCCGCATTCCCCATAATTGTACAACTTGTTCCCGTAGTCCCGCTAGCACCAGCATTAATACCTAGAAATGTATTTGTCGTTGAATGGTAGAAATTAAGATTTGGTAAAGTAAGTGTTACTGTTGCAGATGTACCCGATGTTGTAATTTTATTGGCCGTTCCAGCTAGAGTAACAGTAGTGCCAGTGGCAGATCCACTGTCACCATTCAGCGTAACAATGCCACCAGTTGGTATAGTAGCCGATCCCATCTGCCCAGTTGAACTATTAATAGTTACCATTTGAGCGGATGATACAGTAATTCCCTTAATGCCAGCTATAAAGCATTTATTTTGCTGTGCCGTTCCAGAACCATCTGTACCTATTCTTATGGTATGGGATTCTGCAGGAGTTCCTAATACCTGAGATCCAATAACTATATTAGAAGATTCAGTTCCAGTGTATCCTTCTCCGGCCTTACTTCCAACAAATGTATTATGTACACCACCATTTATTTGAGCAGCACAAAAGTATCCAAGGTAAGTATTGTCGGTATCAAGACCAGAGCTTTCTGTAGCCCCAACACCATCACCAATGGCAACAGTATTTGTAGCTAATGTTGAATTTCCAAGGGCATCACGGCCTATGGCAACCACAGCATTACCAGAAACGCTACCAGGCAAATGTGACAAAGCGAGTGTTCCAATGGCTATAACATCTGCACCGGCATTTATAATTCCACTACACGAATTCGCTCCAATGGCTATAACAACAGCTGATGCACCATAATTTCCTGCATTTAATCCTATCAAAATACCGCAAGGGTCTATTCCTGGATAAGCCGATAGAAAAACACCATCACCTATTTTAAGATAACCATGGGTTGAATCAACTGAATCAGCCATAGCCAAAAAATCAAAACTGGTGTTCATAGTACTACCAGAACCAGTAAATAATGCTCCACTATCAGCACCGCTAAGAGTGACCGTTGTCCCCGTTACGCTTCCAGAATCACCATCAATAGTAGTTATGGCACTTGACGCTTGATATGTAGGGGCAACTCCTGGACCATTAGATGTAAGAACCTGACCAGAAGTTCCTGCGGTAGTGGTAGCTAATTTTGTACCATCAAAATATATAACACCATCAGTAGTTGTTAATGTTGAAGTATTCGTTCCTCCTTCAACAATAGGCATCGGGCTAATTCGTTTATACGCCATAATACTCTCCTAGAATACTTCGTAGTTGGAACCATTAAAGATAACCTGAATGGATTGGTAATTGGTATTCATAACAAACGTTGCTGAACCATCTATAATTACAACACCACCAACAGTGGTGATAGTTATATTATTAGAACCAGCTGTTCCAGCATGATCCTTTATTACAAATACACGTCCTGTTGCCGGAGCATTGGGAAGTTGGACTGTTCTGGCTCCTCCAAAAGAGTTCATGGATACAAAGTCGTCAGTTGCTTGTACTACATAAGGAGTAGAAATGGTAGTAACGTAATTAAGATTTGTTGTACCAGTTCCTGATATGGTTAAGGTATGAGTTCCTGGATTACCAACAACGTTTATACCAGTTCCACCCAATATATTTATATTTCCAGCACTAGGAAAAACAGCACCTCCAGAGTTACCGGTTAATGTTTCTAGTGAAAGGCTTCCATTGAAAAATGATGTAATCTGTGACACTGGTTACTCCTTAAAGTGTTTGAGTAACATGAATTACTGTTGCATATACAGCGCCGAGCGTTGGGTTACCTGTTACGGTACGCACATAAATAACACTTCCTGCCGATTGTTCTAATAATCCAGCCTTATCAGCTCTATTGGAACAATAATCATAAATATAAGCACTCTTTGCGGGTACTACATCAAGATCGGTGTTTTCATTGGTAAAGAATGAAGTCCCAAAGGTAACCAAAATATCGCTATCAGTGGTATTAGTTATTTTTAGCATCCGTATAGGAAACAGAAAGACCGTTCCAACGGGTGCATAGGTATTTGATATTCCGGTATAACTTAATACCCGTAGGGCATCATATTCTATTCGTATACTAGTGGCAGAGTTCATACTGGCTCTCCTTCTTTAGGTGGTTGAGCTTCTTGTGCTGGTTGTTGCTGAGAAATGGTTCTTTGTTTTATTTCAGCAACACATCTCTTTAAGTCGTAAATTACTTCTTCAATATCATCAAATGGTGCATCGTTTTGTACTATGAATTGAAACTTACGATTATTTTTAAAGACTTCTATGGTCATGCTTCCGTAATACATTGCTTGTGTATTTTCCATGATTACTCCGTATAAAGGTTATTAATTTCTATGCATTAGCCGTGAAGAATGTCCAGGCCCCGACTCCTGTTGCTATATATAGTCTAGTCACCGCAGATGCTGCTGTAGTGTTAATATAAAGATCACCTGTTTGCAATGCCAGTCCACCAGCTGGAGCACCAGCTCCTGTATAGATATGAACATTTCCATTAAGAAGAACGAATGGAGCAGATAAGACAACGCCACCCGTTCCACCAAGAATGGTAGTTGTAGCAGCACCGGTGAATGATCCAACGCGAACAATATGAGCTGCTGTTCCTGTACCTATATTAATAGCACCAGCTTGACCACCGGCTTGGTTCATTAAGTTAAAGTTCTGGGTTCCTGCAGTATTTATACCATTGAGTACGTTAACGGTTGTTACTGCAGCAGCTGCACCGCTTGCTATGTTAATAACCTGAGCGCCAGTATTTATAGCATTACCAATATCAATAGTTTGTCCGGCAGTACTTTGACCCAAGAAAATTGTACCGGTCATGTTGCCTAAACCAACCGCTATAGAACCGGTTACTCCAGTTTCTAATTGAAGTACGCCTGTTCCTGCGCCAATACTTGTATTTGAAACACCAGTAACGCTACCAAGCTGGGTTGTATGATCAGATGCATCATCGGCTATATGGGCTGTGTTTGTACCGGCAGTAAGAGTAAATGCTCCCGTAAGATTAATTGGTCCAGGAGTTACGGTAAGAGATGAAAATACTCCTGCAGCTCCACCACCAACACCAATCCATATGTTAGCGTTAGGAGCACGGGCTACTATTATATAGAAGGTAGAAGCAACCTTATTAACCCATACCGTACCAAGTTCTGCATCATCCTGAACCGTAGGGGCACGTACTTCAATTAATGGCTCTTGTTGTAAGCCTTTTAATGGGTTTGGGAATCCATATAGTGTATTTCTTCTTGGTCTTTGAGTAGGCATAACTATCTCCTTAGATGGGGTAACTGTATTTGACCACAGTTAAAGAAATAAGAAGTCATGTCACAATAGGCTTGAACAATATCCGCTAGAATGTTAGATTGTTAGAAGGGGATAAAACTAACCTGTACCAACCATAACTCCTGTTTTGATGACGACTAATAATCATTGTAGCACTACTTGAATATTAATTTTCAAAAAAGCTCCTAAATGGTTGGTACAGGATTCAAATAGGAGCAGAATGGAAAAGAAGCGTAAACAGATAGCATTTGATATCAACCCAGAAATACATCAAATCATAAAGATATTGGCTGCAAAGAGGGGTATTAGTATCAATCTTTGGTTGCATAGGGCAATTCAAGAGCGTATTAAGAAAGAAAATGGTGAAATTTAAATAAGTGTGGGATGGGACAACAAATGGTTAAAATTATATTTTGTTTTGTGGTTTGGTATATCATATTTTCAATCATGGATATACAACCTAATCAATAATTTCCCAATCAGATCCCTGTGATTCTGGTTGATTAAACTCTGGGTTATTTTCAGTTATTTTGTTAGTTGCTTTATCAAGACCTTTTAGTGATTTTGCTAAAGCAATAGAATCATCCTTTAAAGCATCATTTATGACTTTATAGTAATACTTTCTAGCCTCTGGGCTTTGGGCAAATAAGTGTATAGATTTTACTAAATTGTATGTTCCAATTGCTCCGGCTCCTGTAGCCACGCTTGTTGGTATTGAAGTTAGATATGATAGACCAACGCCACCGCCACTAAACAACAATTTCTTTAAAATAGGGTTACTTATATTATCTTTAAGAGCCGGATGTTCTGATAGAATACGTTGAACATAATTAGAACTGTTTAATCCCCTTGTTAGTTCTTCACCCATCTTATATGGACCATAAAACTTATTATTTTTTTCTCCATATCGAGCTATTCCCTCATTAACAATGTTAACGGCTCTTTTTAATGTATCTTTGCTTGATTTAGATACTGATGGCTCTTGAAGATACTTATTCCAATCCTGTTTTAAACTTATAAGATCTTGTGGTTTGTATTTATTACTCAAAGCACCCAAATTATCAAGGGCATCTAAGCGTTCAAGAATAAATTTTTTATCTGGGTGATCGCCCCTACTAAAAGAACGAGAAATCGCATCTATTTTTTTCTTTTCTGGAGATATATCAAATAGGGTGTTTTCAGGTATGTTTGAAAGTGCGTTTTTATATTTTTCAGACCTTATTTCGTTGATCTCTTTTCTACCGCCAGCTGTATTTGCGAGAAGTATTGTTCCTATTTTAACGCCTGCTCCTGCCAGTTTAGAACCAGTTACTTCTTCAGCTCGCCACTTTGCAAAATTACCCAATGCAGATTTACCAAGTGCTCCAAGAATAGATTTACGTGTTAATGATTTTGATTTGTTGGGAAATGGCAATAATAATGCAGCCGTGTCTTGTAAGATTTCATCGACACCTTCTTCTGATGGAGATTGTGGTTCAAGATAGTTACCCGTTAGTTTCTTAGTAACATTCTCTCGTATATTCTCTGCAGTTGGTTGTTCTTGTATACCTTTTAACGATGATGCTATTTCCAATGGGTTACCACTAGTCATAGATGGTAAAAACCTAGCAACATCTCCCAAAGCACCTGCTGTTCCTTCAACACCTCGTGCTATATTACGACCTATTCCACGAATTAATGTGTTATCAGCAAGCGATGATGGTTGTTCTGGAACTTTATACTGTGGTCGTCCTTGTTGTTGTTGAGATACAGCATCATCTAATATTTCCCAATCTCCTGAAGCCATTATTGCACCTCAATCCATTCTTGTCCGTTGCTTTGCATAATCTGACCAGTCTTTTTATTACGAGCTTTTTTTCCTTTAAATTCAGCGGCAGGTGGAAGACCCTCTGATTTTTCTTCTGGTTCTCTCAATTCTTTTAAAGTTGGGTATTGCTTATCTAACGAACCCAATGATCTTTTTGCGTCTTTATTAAGACGTTTAAGTATCTGTTCATTTACCTTAAGGCTATGAGAAACTCCAGGTTTTTCTTTTTCAATGAGCTGAACCCTAAACTTACTCGGAACACCCTTTATGTTCTGGGATGTAAGATTAACAACATGGGCAGCATCTTTATCAAATAGTTCTGTTGTTTCATCAAGCCATGTTGGTGCTACCTTTGATTTTAAGTGTGAAATAACACCAACATTAGTTTTAGGTAAGCTTTGTAACATTCTATCAGTAGTAGTTACTAGATCTTCAAGTGATTCTCTTTGTGTTCTTATAGTATCTAGATGTTGCTCTTGGGCTGCTGACATTCCTTTTTCAGCTTGAGTACCTTTATTTAATGCCTTAAGAAAAGGTGATTGAACCTTTTCAGCTATTTGTGTTTGTGGCATACCCATCTGTTGTGGTTGCAATGATTGTAAGGCTGATTGTGGTGTTTCTTCTTGTCCATAACCACCAGCACCAAGAGTAGATAAAATTTTATGAATATTTCCTGGGTCTCTTAATGATAAGTCAGCTAGAAGATTTGCAGTTGCTTCATCATATTTAACGCCTTTATAAAGATCTACCAGTCCCTGACGTTCTTTTTGTCTCGTCATCTTGTCCATTTTTTGTTGTACAAGATAATCTAGACCTTGATTCAATGGACGGCCCAGAGCTGTACCAATTCGTGCAGCATTACTTTCAAGAGGTATGCTTGGCATGATATCTCCTTTATTTACCTATATTTGATGAATAGAGAGACATTAATTCAGAAAGAGCTGATGGTATTGCTGTTGCTCCGCCAGTTGCTGCAGCTGCTCCTATATGCAATCCAGCTCTTGCAACTGCTGGTCCCCACCCTGATGATGATGGCAATTGATAACTATCATATTCTGGTTCTAACCCAAGTCCCAATAATTGATATAATTGTGATTGATTCTGCAATCCATATTGTGCTCTTAATGCCGCTATGCCTTGTTCAAAATCTGATTGTTGGCCATATTTCTGTGATTGAAATGCTGGAGAAGATAATGCATTGTCTCCCATAGAATTAAATCTTTCAGCCATACCAGGCAATGTTTGTTGCTCGAACTGTGTACGTGCTTTATCTTCTATTGGTTGAAAACCTTGAGTTGGATCTTGTAGTTGTGATAGAGCGCTTAAAATAAGCTGTTGTCTGGCACTTTGTTGTAATGGATTATATTTGTTTACTTGCTCTATACGTGCCGGTTGTCCAAATGCCGATTCTTTAAACTTTTGCCAAAATCCTTGCTTCTTTGGTTGCTGTTGTCCTTGTTGTTGCATGTACTGCATTCCTGATGGATCTTGACCAGGAAGGTAAGGACCATAAGGTACATCATTTGCCATAGTTGCTCCTTTAATACTTCAAATATTTTAAATTTATATAGCAATCGGTAAAGCTTACACCGCTATTATTAATGATGACAACATTGGTAGCGTTCACCGTTACTTGTATATTTGTAGCGCCAGCAGAACTTGCCCATGGCAATGGATAATAGTTAAATCCTATGGTATCTGAAGCCATTCCTATTGCACTTACAAATTTCCATGTTGAAGTTATGGTTAATCCATGAGCAGTTGTTGTAGTTCCAGCACCAAGCACCCCAACATTTATAAACTTTTGAAACTCGGGCCTTAGGCTTAATGGGCTGGTGTCATTGGGATTAAAATAAACTGCACCACTTACAAACTCTTCAAGTATGTGATAACCAGATTCTTTGTTATTAAGCACTATGGCTATATTGTTTACTGTTTGATAAAGACGAACAAGAAGCTCTTTAAATTCATCACTTTGAACATTTACCTCATAAAGCCTGGCAACATCTAAAACATTCGTAGTAGGTATAAATGAACCGGTATCTATTTGTTGATCTGGTGTATATGCCATTACAGTCTTTCGTTGTAGGCAATATCATTTATGTTTTTAAGTATTTCGTGTTCAAGATATACTTCTAGCTTGTTAAGGTTATCAACATATTCTTCACCAGTTCCATTGCGAGGTTTTTTCTTCTTTCTTTCTTCCAACAATCCTTGAAGTTCTATCATTTGTTTCAATTCAAGAATCATAGTTCCCGTTATTCTATTCACTATTCTCCTATTGAAGTCTAAAGCTTGTAGGTTCAGCATAGATACACATAGCATGCAATTGAAAATCACAGGTGCGTATATCCGTATCTCTCATTTGGGCATCATTCATAGTAAGTTGTAGTTGTATAACCTCACCATCAGCAAATATATACACAGGATGCCATACGCGGCTTGTATTCTCTTCGAATTGTACAGGTGCTGGAACATTGGCAGCAGTATAGGGAAATGTATCTAGAGTACCAGTTCCCAATAGAACTCCTTGTCCTTGACTATCTTGAAGCAAGGGAGTTAGCGAAGTAGAAACAAAAAAATCAACCTGGATAGCACCAGCAGAAGTAGTATCGACCATAAAATTAATTTGAGACACATAAGCGTTACGTCCCTCTTGAGCATAAAAATTATATTCTTTTGTTTTAATATCTATATTGCTGACCCGAGATATAAGACCACTACCAGAATAAGTACCAGCAATAATTGTTCCACTATCATCCTTATATATAAAACTAAAAGTATTAGCTGTTATTGGATTTGCACTGCTATTTATAATCTTAAATATCTTACCATTTATAAGATTTAAATTTCCTGTACCAGTTATACCTTGTAAGTATATATATTCATCCTGTCTAAAATTATGATCAATAGCAGTAATCGTTACTATGTTTGCTGTTACCGTAAGATTAGTAATTTGTATTACCGAAGCATTGGTTGGTACATCAGCATCAACTATAAATGTAAATCCTTCTTGATTACCAGCAACAACCTGTCTAAACAGGGCTTGTACTGAACCACTATCCCATGAAACAGCGTCATCCCAAGTAACTGTAGTCGAATCCCATGTAATACCAGTTTGTGGTTGGAAGTATCCAAATACCGTTATTGAGTCATTGTTGAAAGCCCATGTACCATTCTTATAGTTATACACAAGAATTCTGTTGGGATAGGGAAATATGCTAGAGGCATCACCACTTGGGAATGTCCAATAAAGCATCTCTACATAATAATCTCGTATGCCATAAACTCTAAATATACCATTATCAGCATTGTGAATCTTGAAGACTTCATCTGGTATTTTTTCATCAATACGTTCTACACTTGAACCATTGCATGCCATTACTCCAACATTACCAACTCCAATTGCCAACGAAGCTATAGGTATAATTGAAAATGTCGATTCTGCTCCCAGTTCAGGATTAATTTTTTGCCAGGCAAATGGATAAGCTTGGTTTCCTTGATATATTATTTCCCATGCTGATTGCTCGAAAAAAACTATAAGCCTGTCCTTAACAAATTCAACAGTTACTATTGCTTCAGATGTTGGTGCATCGACTGCATTTCCTTTTCCTGGTATATCCTGACGAAATGCCATTGAATCCAGCGGTGATCCAAGTGCAGAATACCTACATCTATTTATATAGTTAGTGCCTGTTACAGTAGGTCCTGGTCCTTCCCAAGTGTTGAAAGCAAGTAATCTATTCTTAAACACCACAAGAACACGAGCACTCATTAAATAGTTTGGTGTTGCATCAATTTGAGGAACAAAGTTGTGCCATGAAGATGATACAAAGTATCTCATGAAGTTTGTTTCATTTTGATTAAAGTTTGTTACAAAAAACACCCTATCAGAAGCGTTTGTACCAGACCATGTAGTGGACCAAAAGAATTGAGAATTATTACCTATCCATGTGGCGGCTCCTACATCTGATTCTGTTGCTAATCGTTCCCATCCAGTAGCAGTAACATATTGGTAAGCATATTTAGTGTCAAAACCAATCAAAAACTCGTTCTGTAATGGGTTGTTTTCATAAGTTAATAAGCCCATAACCGGCAATGCTGGATACCAATACACTGAAGTAAGTGCTGTTACACCAGTAAATACAAAAACTCCTGTAGATGTATTAAATGTTGCCGTTGAAGCCGCTCCCGATATAAGCAAATTTGCAGGTGTTCCTAAAGCATTAACCGTAAAAAAGTTTGTTCCTATGGAAAACGCTTGTCCTATAGCACCTGAAGCTGAAGGAACTGTTCCAGAAGAAGATCCACCACCATCAGATGTATCAACAAGAATCTTTAATCTCGATAGATTTGCTGAATTACCAAAATATCTTGATCCAAATCTTTTTCTTACACGACCTCTAAACACATAAGCATTAATTAATTGTGAGAATGCCTCGTCTGGTATTAACCACGGTTTAACATTAGTTTGCATACCAGATTTTTGATCATAAGGAGCTATAAAAAAACGATCTGTAGGCATTTTATACCCCTATAGCAAAGTACACAAATGAACCAGGCCCAGACATATTTACGGTAAACGTTGTAGATGAATTAATACCCAATAAAATAATTGTTCTTGCTGATGTTGGAACGATACCACCTACCCATAGAAAGTTTGTAAACGCGGGAAATGAGGCACGTATAGTAATAATATTGTTACCGGTTGAAGGAGCATTGACAGTATCCCAACGCAATTGATGTCCAGAAGGTAAATAAAGCCATCCTGGTTGATTGTTAGCAGGAGCCGTTGAGCTTAAACTTGATGCTGTAAATGGTATATCTGCAGTTCCAGCAAGTGTTTGCTTATGTATAAAAGTTTCATTTTTTGTATTGGTACCATTATTAAATGGTAAGTTATAAATTCCCTCTTCTCCAGCAGCAAATGTTGGCGCTACGCCTTGTACTGGAAGGGTAATCTTATTGTGTTTACCTTGTCCTGTTAGATTGTATGATACATGGTCTACCGTAAAAGCAGTATTAATAACACTAAAGTTTCCCGATATAGCATCACGAGTTGTTAAAAGATCCTGCCCAGCAAGTGGCACATTATTTAATGGCATTCTATCTCCTTAATTAGTATGGCCAACCGCCAGCTCCGAACCAACCCCATCCATATTGTTTACCCTGAGTATATATAGTTACCGTACGTTCATTAGTCTGTTGAACAATAGTAGTTCTCAGCACAAAAAGTTCTTGTTGTTTAAACTCAGGTAATATCTTTTGTATCGTATCAAGATCCATCTTATCTTCTAATATCTTCTTAGCTGCACCATAAGCGATATACTGCCACCATTGTTCAAGTTGGGGAACATCAGATGATTGAATCAATTCCGTTGGTCTAACGTCAACCTCGATTTGAATTGAATATGTTTGATCTGGTACAGGACGTACGGTAAAAGTATTATCATAATATAATATTGATATTGGTTTACCAGGTTGGTAGGCAATGTTCTCTACTGTTATTGGCGCACTAGTTTGCGTTAGGTTAGGAAATACAAGCGAGAAAGCACCAGTAACATAATTTATTTGGCCATACGGTGATGGTAATACCTGCGGTTGATTTGGTAACCCCAATGCACCAATTTGATTTGATACGGGATAATCAACAAGTACCATTGAAGTTCCAGAAGTATCAAGGCAATTGAAAGTAACATTATTCTGTAGCATTGGTGATGCGGTTACCGTACCAGTAAAGGTGCCAGAAGTTCCATTACCAACCAATCCTGTTTTTGCAATCGTATTTGTTTGTGGCCAATACCCATAAAATACATCGCGCCATTGAGTATAAAACCCGGGAACACCAGCAAGATAAACCGGTGGATGAACAGCTATATATTTATTCTGAAAATTATACAATGCATTGGTAGTATCTGTTGTGTTTGTAGCATATGAATCTACATTTGGTTGCGTATAAAATGTGAGCAACTTACGTAAAGAAAACAATCTAAGTTGTTCTGGAAAGTCATACAATATAAATGTATTTATGTAGTTATCTAAGTCTGCATCACTCAACTGTGAAAGTGAGTTGCTTCTTGTTAATCTTCTCGTTTTTATGCGTATAGCTTGTAGCGTTGCATCTGCCATTGGTGGTTACTCCTTATGTATAGGGCAAAACATTTTGTGTTGCCTCAGTTAATAGTTCATTCACCTCTCCAATGGGCACTGTTTGTGCCGGAGTTCCGAAGTGACCTGGTTCGTAGGCCGGCACAACAAATGCATCTAACATCGTAGTATCTATAGGTATCGTAAATTGAGTTGAATTAACTACAGTAATAGGACCATAAGACTCATCAGGTAATACCATGCCAAATCCATTGGGAATAACCAAACGTAATATAAGACCTGTATTGTACGAATGAGCACCAGGATTAATGCCATCAAAGGTAGTAGTAACCAAAGCTTGTGCGCTATTGGTTATCGTTAATATATTGCGCATTGCTCGTTGAAATACGGGAAATGGTTGTGCATAGTAATTAGCCATGATTATCCTTAAGGAGTTACGGTAACTTCAATAAGATTAGCTACCTTAAGGTCGTGATCATCATCCATGAACTCTAATGAATCAAAACCAAATCTATGTACTTTACGTGATGCCTGCATGTTCTTGGTTACGTATTTACCATCAGGAACGCCCTGTTGCATTCCCCTTCCCATTTCACCTGGCAATTGAACATATTCTTTCCAATAACAGTTGTTCTTGATATGACGAACAACACCGCGAGGTAATGCATAGCGTTCACCATCTTGGAGTTCATACATGGCATTTTCTTCGCCTGGGTACATTTTAAACGAAAACAGCAATGTTCCTGTTGATCCAGCATTTGATCTGTGTTCAAAGTTTCTAAATATGCCTACAAGAGTTTCTGCATCTCTATCACGCATAGATTTGATCTTCTTTTTAAGATCGTCCTTACTCATTTTTAAATTTTTTGGTTGAGCAGAAACTCTACCCGATTTTATTTCAGGTGCCGCTTCTGGCTTACCCATTACTTCTGGTTTATTCATAGTTCTCCTTAAAGGTTAGGGGGCTTTTACACCCCCTTTACCCGTTAATTATTAAACACCATTGAAAGACTTACCGGCTACCCATTCTATTACGTCTCCAGATTGGCCAGCAGGAGATAGGGCTCCAGCAATCAATAAGAATCCGAATGAAGATTGGTTTACGGTAGCATCAGCCAATATGTTTGTAGCAGAGCTCAGTGCTTGTGCCGTGTTCATACCACTAGGATTTACTGTAGCTGGAGTAAATCCAGGAGCAGCAGCTAATGGGAATGCAAACGGTCCAATTTGAGTAGTATCCAAGTTGACAGTAATGGTATTGGTAAATCCATTAGTATCAGCCTGGTTTATTGCAACAATAGTAACTGATTGAAGATCATTCAGTGTTGGCATACCAAACGCTGCCGCAGTAACCGTAGGTATCTGCAACATGACTGATTGTCCAACGGTATAAGTATGCGTTACCGACATCGTAATTATTGCCTGAGTTGCTTGTGATATGTTGGTAATTATTCTGTAGGTAGGATACCAATATGGATCTTGCAATGTAGTTAAATTGGTCACGCCCTTTGTTGTTGGTGCAACAAACAATGGTTGATAAGGTATAACCCTAAATGAACCAGCTGTTGCCGCAACAGAAAGCACGGGACCATTAGTAAGATCAAAATGCGTAGCATCAATAACAGTAATGGTGAATTGCAACCCATTAAGTTGTGGTGCACCAGTAATGTTATAAAGCTCAACCGTTTGACCGCTAAACATACCAGCCGTAGATCCAACAGTAACTCTTGGAGGAGTTGCTGTAGATATAGCGGTTATAGCAGTAGAACCATTATTTAATGGTCCCGGTATGCTATTGGTAGTATTAATAAAGTAAAAACCAGAAGCTATTCCTATAGAAGCTATATTCAAAGCTCCGGTTGTTGGCATATTTACATATTCAACAGTACCGCGACCAATAGCGTCACCTAAGTACCAGTCAAATATTACACCAGTATTACCAGCAGCAGGTGTCTGTACAAAATAGATAGAAGACGAGTTTGCAGCACCGGTAAAGGTAAGTGCACCAGTTGATACGTTAAACGTACCAGCTCCCGTACCCGTTGTAGTTAAAGCACCAGTAGCCCCAGTAATGGTATAAATTTGACCATTAATGTAGAAACCCTGACCTATAATTGGTCCAAGATAGGTACCGGTAAATCCACCAGTTGTTGATGTAATACCAATAATTACTGGAGCTAGATATGATTGGGTTTCATTAAGCACGTGAATATAATCAGCACCAGAAGGCATTGGTATAAATACGTTCTTACCGTTAGCTACAAAACGACCTTGATTAGTTCCTGAAAAAACAACACTCATTGTATCCCTCCCTATGCTAGCGTGCAACGCATTGATGTGATCCAAAGATCGTTCAATATACGTGGGACTTCTGCAAAAACATATCCAATTGTAACATTTTGGAATAAAGGATCTGAGAATACTGGCGGTCTGTATAAAAATTGAGCAGAGAAATTATCTTGCTCAACTACCGCCAATGATTCCATACCTTGAACAAAAACGTTATAAACATCGTTGCCTAAACCAGAAGCGAGAGGCGATACTGATGCCACAGAAGAAAGCATGAAACGAACGTTGTTTACAGAACCCCATTCTGATCTCAATACTCTATCCGCAGATGAATAGTTCCACTTTGAAATAAATCCATTGATATTATTAAGATCCTTGGATAATTTCGTGTGTCCTAATGCTAAGTAGGCATCACGAGTTGGACCTGTTCCAAACTTATCTTCACCACCAATAGCATCGAGAATCATCCATGCATCGTTAGTTAACAATGCCGAAGTAACATCATCAATGTCTGAAAGTGATAAATCTGTTGGAAGGTCTCCATTGCCACCACCAGTACAGTTATATATAGAGGCTGTTGCCGCTAACATATCACGTGTAATTTGATCTTCAGTCATACGTAATGAAAGACCGAGTAATTCAGCTGTTTCGTTAAGTACCGGATCTTGGTTTTGCAATGTTACTTGTTGGTTAATTGCAACATATAACCCATAAAAAGACATAGTTGCATCTATATCAACACGAGTTAATGGCGTGGCTGGAGGTGTTGCACCACTGGGCCCCAAAGGAACCGGAGCGGTTGGCAATCTATCATAGCGCGCCATGCGTAACGTTCTTCCACCCTTGTCTGGCAAACGCTTGGATATAGCAGCTAATTTCATAATAAGATTTGGAGTTCTTACCGAAAGAAGCACATCGTCCATGGTTTGTTGAACCGGAGCTGGAAGCGTATTAGGGGTTGTAATCATACCCTACTCCCATAAGCACAAACATATAGATATTATTTGACCTTGAGATGCACGAGTCTCTCATACGTGCAGAGCTGGCGAGGCCTAATACGCCAAAATAAGAACGAGTTGGCGAAACTCTATACGCCTGTGATTAGCGAAGTCACATTACGCTATGGGCATTATAATAAGAAGAAATATGAAATGACAAGAAAAAAGGCCAGAGAGGAGGTTTAAGCAACTCTGGCCTACACACGAACGAAGATCGAAAAACTTATTTTATTTTTTTATCATAAAACGGAGAAGGAGGTAACTGTATCCAATGGGTTACATCAATTGGTGGTTTAGTATAGATACTTGGTTCATGTTGATGAAATGTTTGTGTTACCCATGACCAAAGAGCAAGATAAACCTGCGATTCCCTCTCGTTAGCAACAAGGAAAAGGCCCCTTTCGTTTGGTAGCTTTTCTTTTACAGAAATCCATGCTGTTAATAAATCATTACTCATGCTTATCTCTTATTCCTTTTTGCTTCTTCAACCTGTCTCATCAGTCTATCCTTATCAGCCTGCGTAAGAATACGTCTTCCTTGATCGTAGTTAGCAGCTTTAGCTAATGCAGAATCATTACCAGACGAAGCAGATAACGTTGATGCTGATTTAGGCTTATTCCTGTTTTCTTCTATTCTTCTATCAACCGATTCGTAGTTATCGTTTGCAATTCCGCTAGCCTTTATCATATCATATGCTGAATAACCTTGATCGTACACATCTTTTGTGGCAATGATTGAGTTGTATAATGAAGGTTTTTGTCTAGCAAGCTTCTCAAGGTTCTCTTTTGTTACTACGGTATTAAAATCCTCAAATTGAGACTTTAAACGCATTTCTGCTGTTGATAAGGCTAATTGTTTACGCTCTTCTTCAAATTGCTGCTTGGTGCTTTTTAGTTCTTGTCTAAGGCTTCTTACATATTTCTTAAGTTGTTTGCCTTCTATATAGTTATCGTCACTAATATCGGGTGTATCATCAACCTCTTGCTCTACTTTTTGTAGTTGTGAATCACGAGCAGAGTTTTGCATCATCATGCGTTCAAGATCCTGTGCCCTTCTTTCAGCAGATTCTGCACGCTCTCTCATAACCCTCATGTTATGTTCTTTTGATGTATCTTGTTTATCTTGTGCTTGTTGTGGTGCTTCTTGTTGTTGTTCTACTGGTTGTATTGCTTGTTCTACTGGATCAAACATTCATTCTCCTTAGGAATAATTTTGATTACTGCATCTATCTTCTCGCCGTTTTCCTTTTTAACCCATTGGAGGAGTTCACCAGATTCCATTAGTAGAACAAACTGGGCCCCTTGAGCCCTTTCTTTGTCCTGCAAATAAAATTGTGGTCGTTTTACAATATCCCAATACTTAAACATATCTGGTATTGTCCATAAATACTCAAGACTTCCCGAATTATGCATATACTTCCACACCGATTGTTTATATACAGGAGTTGGACACGATTGTCGTGCCCATACCATTGGTTTTGGTTGTTGAAGAACTCGATCATTGGTGAAGGTAAATACAATATAGAAGTCTTTATTTATATAAGGATATTGTCCTTTGGCCTTCATGGCTGTCTTATGAATCATATCTATAACAGATGGCGTCATGGCTGCTCTATATTCTCGAACATCATCTTCAAGATCAATACGTTTAGCATCATGTTCAAGGATTATCTGACCAGCTGTTTTGCGTTCATTACTCATGTATTCCTTAAAATAACTCCCTCCCAAAGACGGGGAGGGAGAAGTAAGCAGCAGTGTAAACCGCGTCAGTAAAGGTTTTTTTATTTCTTTTTCTTGTTGGCTCTTCTTGCTTCGCTATATCCTATTGCAAGAGCCTGTTTTTTACTTTTTACGCGTGGACCAGCTTTAGAGCCACTTCTCAAGCCACCTTTTGAATATTCGTGCATTACCTTCTTAATCTTTTCTCGTTGTTTTAGGCCCTTACGAGATGTTTTGGCATGGCTTTTAACCGCTCGTTCACCGTGTTTTTGTGCCGGTGTCTTTTTTGCGTGAGCCGGTGTTGCCTTGGCTGCAGGTCTTCTTTTTCCGCTTTTCTTTCTTACTACAACGTCTATCATCTTAACTCCTATTTTTAAAAGTGGTAGGAATGGAAAAAGGAAAAACAAACCATCCCTACCACACGTCTCTCGTCTATTGTGCTACACAAGAATCTTTGAACCATTCCTTAGTTCTAAAAGCAGAAGGTTTGGGTTCATTCTTTTGTTGCAACTCTTTTGGCGTATTAAGTATCTTATAAGCTATTTTCATAGCAACCTTGTTTGGCCTTATTTGACCTGGCATAGCTACTCCTAATATTTACCAGGCTTAGAAGCTCTCTTCATACCAGCATGATCTTCTCTTTGCTGTGCTTGAACACCTCTAAATAGATCATCAACTTCTCCGCCCATATGGTATTCATCACCTTTAGGCCATGGTTTATTCATAACTTCGGTAGGAAGGTTGCAAGGTTTTGATGGATCATCAGAAAGAAGACCATAATAGTTCTTCATTTCCATACCTGCTGATTTTTCCATTTTTCGCTTGCCGCTCATCATTTCTCTTGATGCCATGACTAGGCTCCTTGATTTATAGGTTCAATTGTCTGTGAAGCATCGACGACTTGCCGACGTTTGTCTTCAATATCATGTTGTACACTATCTTGTGTTTTGAGAGTTGTCGATAGAGAAATCAACTCACGAAGATGGTTAATATCTATAGTTTCAAGCTCCTTCAATGCACGTACTTTATTAAGCAACGCCATATCTTCATCCTTAAGCGCTTCTGCTCTTCGTTCTTCAGCCAGAGCCTGATTTTCCTGTATACGGCTATAACGTTCAGCACCAAGACCCTTATCAGCAATGGCACGGGCTTGTGCTAGCTGTATTCTTGCTTGTTGTTCTTGCATAGCAGCTTGATCTTGCGCCTGTTGCATTTGTTGTGCTTGTTTCTTCTCTTGTTCCATCATCTGAAGAATTTTATCCTTGTTCTGTATGGTAGCAGATTCAATAAGTATTGATTGTGGTATCTGAATACCCGTATCAATAAGCTTAATAAGCTGCAAGAACTCCATTTGCTTCTGTGTTTGAGTATCAAATCCAAGCTCAGTAGTGGCATGGTATTTACCAAATGCCTTGTTATAGAAAAGAGGGGCAGGTCTTTCTCCTTCAAGGATCAGCTGTATCTTTCCAGGAGTCCAGTTCATTTGAACCGCCTTAAAGACAATATCGCCAAGAATTTCAGTTGAATCATCAAGATTTGAAAATAAATGCTGAAGCGTAGTTATACCAGCCGACTGGTGTAATGCTGTTTGCCAGCCAGATTTTTCATCCTCAGCATTAAGACCCATCATGCTATCATTAACACCAGAAACAAAGTTAAGTTCTTGTGAAAATCCCTCGGCTATCTGGAAGACATATGGTGGAATATTTGGTGGCTGAATCTGTTGAAGATCGGTCATTTGGGCATCAGTCTTGAGTGGTATCACTCTACCTGCTCCCGTTTGAAACAAATGCTTAATATCAAGTACCGCATTTTCCTTAAATATCCAACCGGTATAAGTAACAGACTCTGCAGCATCGACTGAAAGCATTACTCTTCTATTATAAAGTATTTGAGGATCTCTTAATGATGTACACACGCTTTGTATACGTGAATAGAAGTACGGCATTGCGGCATTATAGTAACCAACAACAGGAACAAAAGGATATACATCAAGGCCCAGTGGTTGGGGCCCATCATAAAACATCTTACCCTGAACTTGAATTGCTAGTCTTACTGTTGGTATTGTCTGTTCATTAATGATTATCTGTGGATAATGATCAAGGTAAGTATCAATATCCATCCTATCAACAAAAGGTATTTCCCACGTTTCTCCTGTTTCCTTATCAAAGAACAACTTTTGTTTGCGATAATCACGATAATAGTATTCATCATAAGTAAGTAAATTGGTTTGCGTCATACCGTATGATTCTGGCATAAACTGAAAGCGACCGTCTCGACCAAGACCAGTAGGATTTCCAGGAAGATCCATTATTTCTTCATAATTATCTTTAAATAGCATGGCTGCGGCACTGTGCGAAAGGAAACTTCTGCGCCAAACAAATCCACAGTCAGAAAGATCTTTTTTTCTCCAATAAGGATCCATAAAGAAGCAATTATAATCTAGGTTATCTACCTTTATATCACCGTTTATTGGGTCAAGCGTCCAATCAAGATAAACATGGAGTAGATTAAGGCCAGATATAAGGGCTCCTTGTCTAAACGCTTCAGATATCTTCTGGTTTATATGCTCACGCTTATATATACCAAGAAGTAACTTTGTTGATTGGTCAGCAGTGGCTTGGTCACCGCGTTCATAGGGAACCATAATGGTTGATTTACGATTTCGTATTTGGTGGCCTTCTATTGATGCAACTATAGGTCTTGTTCTATTAAAGAAATATGAGTTTCTGTTTGAGTTCATACCGGTTATATTAAGTTCTGCCATCATGGAGGTATCACCAGCCTCAAGACGAGTATTCAGTGTTGCCTCTGTTTGGAAGATCTGCCATATGGCCTGATTGGCAGTCCAAGAATTATCCATCTTCTTTTTAATGGCACTGTAATCAGTGTATATACTTTCAGGTTGACGCATGAGCATATAGTTTTCTCCTTAATTTCTTCAAGTCTAATATGCTGCATTGTAGAAAGTAGATACCGATATCACAAGACTATTTCTTTAATGATGTTAATTATATTCAGGGCCTTTGCCTTCAATCTGAGTTATTGGGGATGGTACATTTGAAACGAAACCAAGAAGTTTTTGAAAATCTTCATCGCCAATCGCCGTTGCTATTTCTTTCATTACTCCACTTCCAATTTCATTAACTGTTCTTATAAACAAAGCAGCTTCAAGCGGACCATATTTATTGTTAACAGCAACTACTTGATCAGCATAAGTTTGTATGTCTTGTTTAATTTTATCATATGCACTAGCCATATTTACTCCTATTTATTGTTAGCGCTATCATTATCTTTATAGTAATTTTTTATGTCGGCATCACCATTAACGATAAAGTTGTTATCGAATTTATAAGCCCATATTCTGCGCATATACTTTCCATTGTGAAGAAAGATAATATATGGTGTTATTTTTTTATAATATTTAAAAGTTACAAAGAACCACTCCCAAAATAGTGAGCGAGTTATTATAAATTTGTCCCTTGAGTAAAGCCTTACGAGTTCTTTTATCTTCATCTTCCATATCGATCATATTTAATATCATTTCTAAAGACCGGTGGTAAGTTGTTATTGCCATAAATTGCTTCTGCTCTTTTTCTCTCAAACTCTTCAGCCGTTAATCCTTTATTATTCCTATAAAGGGATAAACAAAGATAACGCAGTGTATCTGCATAGTGGTTAGCCCAGTTTCTATCCACTGGCTTATTTAAAAATATTTCATTGCGCTCATCCCATTGCTTACGGTAGTTCTCTAGTGCATCAATAAGAGATCTGCACTTATCGGCATCAATCCACAATTTACCGAAATGCGTCCAGACATTTTCTATGCCTTCAATGATGGGAACTTGATCAACAAGGCTAAAGTTAATACCAAGTTGGCGAGCCTTCTCATAACGAGTTATAGCTCCTCCACCAAACTCACGAACCTTAATGTCATGTGGCGCCCAGTGAGTACCATAACGATAAGGCTTATCCTGCAATATCTTTGCGTAGTGGTCGATACCAAGACCCGTATTAGAGTAACTATCTATTATGCGAACAACAGTTCCTTCACCAACTGTCTGGTAAAATATAATGGTTGTTGGATCATTAACACCTATATCCCAAGCGGTATGTACCAGTAATCCTGGTTCCCATGACACTGAAGTTATTTGAGACTTTAGACGAAGATTATCTAAGTGTGTCCCATAATAACTTCCACTAATACCTCTATCAAAGCTGCATTCATATTCCTGTAAGTACATACCATCATCGCCACTGAGGGAAAGCCTTCTTCTTTCGCGTGTTAAAAACTCTTCTGTCATGTGTTTTATGAGTGAAACTGGCTGGTAGATAACCCTCCAGTCATCAAGTTGTTGCGCAAGCTTATAGAGATGCCATAGATGGTTTTTGCCACGAGGCGTACCAACTATAAGACACCAACCTCCATTTGCACCAAGGATAGGAGAAATAAAATTGAAGATGTCGGGTGGCAATAGTGAGAATTCTGAAAGAACAACGGCATAGGGATTAGTACCCACGTTTGATTTAGAAAATGTGTCACCGCCTAAGCACTGTAGTATAGATCCATTCTTGAATCGTATCTTCATATCTGATTGATTTATAGATTCAATCAATTCTTTAGGAATGTAATCAAGAAAATGCTTAGAATCGTTGGTTATTGCGTCAAATATTGCTCTGCGAGCAAGCCCATAAGTAGGAAGTATGTAGAATACAAGACACACTTTCTTTATGCATTGGCGAACGGCAAGGTTCCATCCAAGAATATCTTTACCTGATCGACGAGCGGCCACAAGAAGCACGTTACGAATATCACCACCTTCAATAAGATCCCAAACCTCTTCCTGATACCAACGCAATTGAAAGTTGGCGTGGAGATCTACATTTTTCTCTAATCTTAATTCTTGGTGTGCTTCATCCTTCAAACTACTCTCCCTTTTCTACTTCTTTAAAGGAAAAGGTGAAAACAGAATTTTCAAGAGCGTGTTTTATTTCTTCTCTATGCGCATCATCGAAAGCCTTCTTTTTCTCGCAGTTTTCACATAGGCAAGATAGATTACAAAAACGCCTAAACGAAAGTACATTATTTTTTGTTTCTTCCATTTATTTCATCTTTCCATCACCAATACAGCATTTAAGGGTACAGTAGCTTTTACAAAGACGCTCTTCTTGTGTCGGTCCACGTCTTTGCTTATCAGGAAATTTGTTGCGGTGAAGTGGTTTTGCTGATGAAACATTAGAGATTTCACGTCCATCGTCTGAAACCCAGCTTCCATATTCATTCTTGAAGGCTATGTAAAAATCTCTTTCTCTTTTTCCGCCTATATCTCGTGTACCACAGACTAAGTATTTCTGCTTTGTTTTTATCTTACTAACTTCATCAAAACACCTTATGTCCTTAAAGTGTTCTAGTATACCTGGATTAGATTCAATTTTTGACCATACAAAAGAAGTAATATTAACCCATCCCTCTTCTTTATCCCATGGAAGTTGGCTCGAGTCAGAATAATAACATTTTTCTCCGTGCTCCCAATCAGTTGTTATTAGAAACACAAAAAGTCTTGAGGAACAATTCTGGCCTGACCAATGCCCACCCCATTTTACAGGGCATCTTGAAGGACATTCGAGATATTCCTTCAATGATTCGTTTCCAAAGTAATGATAGACGCCCATTAGTTTCCCTCTCTTCTTGGTCTTCCTCGTCCTCTTTTCTTAACAACCTTTACCATTTCTTTTAAGAATGAAACTTCTTTTATAAGTTCATTCTTCTCTCCTTCTAACTTATCTGCAAAAAGTATCCAGAGATCGTTCTTCTCGGTTGCTAACCCCAAATCAAGTTTTAATGCTGCCAATTCATTTGACTTCTCAAGATGTGTTTTCTCAAAATCTCTACACATTTGTTGCCAGGTACATTCAAAGAACTTGAATCTACACAAACGTAAACTACATATCATTTCTTTCCTCTTTCTTTTTCTTCCCTCTTTATCTCTAAAGAATGCGTTTTATTCTCAGTTACTCTGTTATTGAAAATATCAGCTGCTATATCCATTTCGTGTGGTAATGGTTGGTAGCTTCTCTTTGAATTAGGATTAGTTTTATTACTTTTTTTCCCATTACTCATGGCTTATTTTGAACCTTCGGTTTCTCGGTATTAATAATAAATGTTGTTGGCTGCTTATCTTCTTCTTTCTTCATATCACTATGGTATTTGTTTATAGCTAACCATTCTTTGTCGTAGAGATGCATGTCCTTGTAGGCATACGTACCATCAAGCTTCTTCTTCATTGAACCTATACGTCTAGTACAGCCTATGTTTATACGCAATTCTGAAAGGGCATTACGTACATCTTCATATTTAGCGGCCCATTCATAAAGTGATGTTCTTGGTATTTGATACTGTTGGCAAAACTGAACAAGATCTAAAGCTTCTTCGCCTCTTGACCAATTAACCATGGTAAAACAAAGGCGTTTTCTCCATGAGTCCTTCTGAGGAAAGTTCGAAAGACCTGCCTCATCGAAAAAATCTATTAGTGTTCGTGTGGAAGACAGCATTCCATTATCTGTGTTAGGCTTCGATCTTTTTACCATAATCTTATTATCTTGTTTCATAATGTGCTTCATTCTTGAAATAAGGATATTTCTTATTTCAACTTTATGGGTTTTTTTGAGTTAACTATCTCGGTCACT